GATGCGTTTGGTTTGGTCGCGGTCTATGCAGAGCGGGCCAGCACGATCCACAAGCGGCAACCCCTTCGGCGCAATCTAAAAGGCGTTGTTTAGATAGGTGTTGACGCGCATATTTGAGCGTGTAATGATAGGCCATTAGCAAAAGGAAAAATGACATGACAGACAACCCCAGAATACTAGCAGCGCGGGACCGCGAGGCATACGGTTGCAAGTTGGACTCGTTGTCTGACTTGCAGCATGAAGAAGCAGCAGCCCGTCGCGCAGATTGGGCGCGGATCGATAAACGCAACAGCCCAGAGGCGCTGCGGAAAGCCATATACGACACGCCGCCATATGATACGCCGTATATGTCTGAGCTTTTACGAAGCAAAAGGAAAAATGACATGAGTAAAAACTTTATTGGCGCGGCCCCCAAAGGCGAAGGAATGAGGCTAGCGCGGGCAGAAAATGGTGGCTGGATTGTTTATTCAGACTCAGAGTTTGGCACAATCCCTAAAACATTGGGCGCGTATTCAAACGCCACCGATATGATTGAGGCGCTAGACGCCGCGCTTTGCTTAGACGTCATTAGCGAAGCAGGGTAGCAGTATTGTTTTAGCCTCAATTGTGTGATAAAAGACCCCAAAACTAGGGGCTAATTGCATGAGCGAAAACAACATCCTTGACCTGCCGCTTGCTGACTTCCAAGCATATCTTGGCGAAATGCGCTCTAGCGGCAGGAATACCGACGACTTGGTGCGGCAGTATCGGTCACATAACAGCCCCTTTTCAGCGATTAACAGCGCCGCAGATGAGTATCAGCAGGGGCTTGCAGAAAGCGGGCGTCGTCCTGTCGCTGGCGGCTTGCTGTCCAAAGAGATTGGAACCACGGGCTTGGACGCGCTAAGAAGCGTCGGCTTCGAGGGTTTGGGCGGCTTTCTTGGGGCGGGTCAGGCACTTGGTCAGGCGTTCGACGCGCCATATTCAGCGGCCCGTAATCTAATACCGCAAGACGATATGTCGGGCGAGGCGCTAGGCACGGCAGGCTTGGCAATGGGCGGCGGTGGCTTGGCTGCGCGTCCCGCTGGCAGTGTCGGCATGGGTGGGCGTGATGGCGTTTTGGATTTTGCAGCGGCAAGGGCTGGTAGAGACAAGGCTAACTTTATTGACAAGATTAGGGGGGTTGCCGATGACGTGCAGTCGGGTAGGTATCAGCAACGGATTGACGACGCTGGTTTTGCGCTACACACAGACGGCGCTATGCCTTTGCAGGTCGGCTCTAGGGTCAGTCCTCCCAATACATGGAATATGGAGGGTGATTGGTCAATAGACGGATATTGGGTGGATCAACAGAACCCGCAACGGTACGGCTATAAACTGACAAACGCAGACGGCGAAACATATCAAGCTCCTGTCTCTGACCCTAGCATGGGTTACAGGATGGACGACCCTAGCAAATTCGGCGGTGGGTTTACCGCCTATTCTGGGCCTAGGGGCGAGGCTCTTGCGTATCCAGACAGGCCAGCAAGGGAGCGTGCGACGGATGACCCAATATCTCCAGAAGCCCAATCTCGTATTAATGCGGAGTGGGACGCCCTTTTTGGTGACATTAACGCCAACGCCTCGCAATCAGGCGGACTTATAGGTGCGGGTCTAAGCGGTGCGCAACGCCAAGCGCGTGACATTCTGGACATGCGTGCGGATGGACGGGCTGGCGACGTGACCGACGAAATGATGGCGCTGGCTGACGATCAATATATGTTTGCAAATACGCCGCTGGATATGGGTGAGGCTGCAAGGATGGCGCGGGCTGAGGATGCAGGGTTTGATACGGGGACGCCTCTGTATCACGGGACACCAACTGGCGGGTTCGATGCATTTGATGCTGACAAGTTCAAGTGGGGAGTCGCTGGCCCCGGTGTTTACATGGGAGACTCCCCGGATGTGGCGGAAGGCTATCTTGGCCCTGACGCTTGGAACGGAATATTTGCGGAGGACGCGCAGATATACGACAACCTCGTAGCGGGAACTAGAAAGGGCGTAACTCCAGCAGAATTGACGGAGGGTGGAGGAAATCTGCGCCAGAACGCGAACGCAGTTGCATATGGTGCAGCCGACGATGGGTACAGTGGTCTGGACGTTCCAACGCGAAGCGGCGCGATTATCTCTACAACCATAGACCCCAGCAACATCCGGTCCCGCTTTGCCCGCTTCGATCCTGAGTTTGCGCATTTGTCCAATTTAAGCGCGGCGAACGCATCCCCGACGGCGGGACTATTGGCGTCAGGTGCGCAGAATACGGACAAGCCTTTGCCATTCATGGAAATGCTGCGCGGGTTGCTGCGCTAAACAATAGCCTTTTTTTTGGCTGTAAAGTATGATAAAAGACCCCAAAACTAGGAGCCGTCATGGGACTATATAGCAACATCGCAGCCAAAAAGGGCCGCATCAAGGCTGGATCAGGCGAAAAGATGCGTAAAGCCGGGGCCAAGGGCGCACCAGCTAAGGGCGCGTTTAAAGCGGCGGCAAAGACTGCCAAGAAACCAAAGAAGGGCGGTTACTAATGGCTGTTGATTGGGAGAGCAGCGCAAGGTTTCTATGGGACTTGCTGGACAACATTGATACGCTAGACGACGCTTGCAAGGGCGACGATTTGGCATTTAGAAACCGCGTCCGAAGGAATCAGCGCCGCCGTTTTGAGATAAGCGACAGCGACGGCTACGTAGTCACATTCAAGGAGCCTGCCAATGATTAAAGAGCGACCCAAAAAAACAGCGCAACGGATCGCCCTGCACGTTCGCATATTGAAATTTATTAATTCCAAGGAGCCTATCTAATGGCTGCAGGTGTAAAGCACTATTTCGCAAATGGTCGGGAACACAAAGGCCCAATGCATAAGGATGCCAATGGCAAGCCTATGTCTGGCGCTAAACACACAGCATCCAGCAAGTTCCTAACGCACCGCAAGCCAATGGCTAAGAAGGGCAAGAAATGAGCCTGACAACATATGCTGGATTGCAGACAACTATTGCCGACTTTCTTGACCGGCAAGACCTAACGGCAGCAATCCCCACATTCATAGCACTTGCAGAGACGCGGATCTCTCGTGACCTTTCGCATTGGAAGCAAGAAAAGCGCGTTGATACGGTATTCAATGAACGCTTTGAGCTTGTTCCTAACGACATGATTGAGGCACTGTCATTGCAGCACGCAAGCGGCGGGCGCATTATGACAATGGCCGCAACCGAAATGCAGGAACGTCGCGGCACAACTGAAAACCTAGCTGGCAAGCCCATAAGCGTACGCCTTACCGCTGGACAGTTCGAGCTATACCCAACGCCTGATGAAGCCTACAGCGTGTCACTTTTGTATCGCGCCCGTATTCCAGCGCTTACCGACACCAACACGGCCAACTGGTTGCTGTTAGATGCGCCTGACATCCTGCTCTATGGGGCTTTGGGTCAGTCAGCACCCTACCTTAAGGATGACGCACGTTTGACTGTCTGGGCGGCTCTATATCAATCGGCTGTTGATGCGCTTAATGCAGAAAGCAAGTCGGCCAAGAGTATTGGAACGATGCGAATGGGGATACCTAGATAATGGCTTCAACAACCTACACACAAGCGTCCGGCATGGACGGCACTGTCAGCACGGACAACGTTGAGGAATTGGCCCAGCAGGCGGTTGACGCTGCGGCGTTAGCAGGCACAAGGGCAACGGCAGCAGAAACAAGCGCAACAAACGCGGCGGGCAGCGCAACGGCTGCGGCAAGTTCCGCTAGCAGTTTGTCCGTAGATGCAACCAGCGTTGCGGCGGCTGGGGCATTGATGGACAGCGAGGTCACAAACCTTGCAGACGTGAAGGCGCTTGACCAAAGTGTTGTCAGCGGTGCAGCGCCGACATTTGGCATCGCCAATATGACGATTGACAACACTGGCCTTGTTGTTTCAGGATCCACTAGTCTACAGACGTTTGCCGAGGGTGTTGATGACGCTTTGCTGAAGGCTAGGGGAACAGGTTTTACTAGCGACTACGTTTCAACGGCGGGGGTTGGGGGCACTACATTCGCGCAGCCTGCGCTTAATGGTGAGATAGCCAGCGACGAAGGCTATTTCTCAATTAGTTATGCAGGGGCAACAGGCGTAACTGTTGCTAATTTGTCTGCTAGTTCTACTTATGTTTATATTGATAAAACAGGTGCGCTTCAGCAGCAGACAACAGCGCCGACTCGCCAAGACTGGTCCCGCAAACTATTCACAATGCGTATTGCCGTTGATACCGTTGCGGGAACTATCCTTGGTTTTGAATACCTTGCTAACCCTATCGGGCATTACGGGAATACTTTTAGAGACTTCTACTCTTTCCTTCTGGCCCAAGGCGTCCCATTTAAGAAAGGTCAAGTCGTCACTGGCAGGTCGGACCTAGGCTTTGATGTATCGGCTGGTGAGCTAATGGAGTACGGCGGAACGGGCCAAATTCACGACGCAAACATTCGTAGCTTTGACGCAGTATCAAACGCAACCTATAGCTTGCTTTCGAGTACAGCGGTAATTGGCGACCAAACAGACCTTGTGAAGTATTGGGACAATGCCGGGACCATTACTGCCTTGGGTTCGACAACGGTTGTGGCTCATCGGTTATATCGGTTTAGCAACGGCAATTTTGCCATGCAATACGGCCAAGGCAATTACGCTAACATGACCCTAGCAAAAACTGGTGCCGTGTTAGAGGATTACGATTTAAACCCTCGTCTTTTGAACGCGACTTTCTTTGGCTGGTGGTTTATTCAATCAACTGCCACAGTGACGACAGGGACGCCGACTCTAACTGATTTTTCGGAATACACGATTGGAATCCAAGGTGGCAGTTCTGGGGGGCTTTCTGGTTGCTTGCTTAAGGGCAATAACCTTTCTGATTTGCTCGACGCAGCAGCAGCCAGGTCAAACCTTGGTCTTGGCACGGCAGCAACGACAGCGGCAACAGACTACGCTACGGCGGCGCAGGGTGTCAATGCTGATGATGCAGCCCCCCTTGCAAACCCTACGTTTACAGGCGTTCCCGCTGGGCCAACCGCTGCGGACGGTACGAACACGACGCAATTTGCAACAACGGCTTTCGTGGCAGCTAATGCGCCTGCAAGCCCAATCAAGGCTTGGGTGAATTTCAAAGGGACAAGCACTGTCGCAATCAAAGCCAGTATGAATGTTTCAAGTGTTACTGATTTGGGAACAGGTCGTTACCGCGTGAACTTCACTACAGATGTAGATGACGTTAATTTTGCATACTCGATACAAGGTAGCGGAGCTTCAGGTGGGACGAATGGGTTTTCTTATTGCGCAGAACTGCAGGGCTACACGACCAAAGCCGTTGGGTCGTTAAGTTTTGGCATTGGATACCCGGCGGATAACAACACTAAAGACTTGAGCGATATAACCGTAATTATTGTGAGATGAATTGATGGAAAATAAACGTATAGTTCACCAAAACGAAGGCGGCGGTGTATCTGTGATAATCCCCATTGATTGCGGGTTAACCTTAGAACAAATCGCGGAAAAGGATGTCCCAACAGGATTATCTTACAAGATTGTGGACGTTTTAGACATCCCAACAGACCGAACTGAACGCAGTCAATGGGTTGTGGACGTAGCAGACTTAACCAGTGGAGTGGGTACATGATTATTAAAGTCGAACCAGTTGCACCCGAAGTGGCCATCTCCACCATCCGCGCAGCTATGACCTGCACACAGCTACAGGGCAAGCTCGCTATCGGTGAGACCCTTTGGGGTAAGGTTATTACTTACCGCGACACCTACGCCTCGTGGGCTGAAAAGATGATTATTGACAACTCCGCAGACTGGCGTCGGACAAGTGAGGATATTCAATACATCGGCCACTTGCTCGGTGTGAAGGATCTGGAAATGGACGATTTGTTTCGTCTAGCTGTGACGCTATAAGCTGGATTGATAAACTGCCGCTTTTGTGGCATTGTTCTACAAAATAAGGGGGCCGACATGGCTGATACAACGACGACAACCTACTCACTTGTTAAGCCCGAAGTTGGTGCTTCAGAGGATACTTGGGGCGCAAAGATCAATACCACGCTTGATGCGCTCGATGACCTGCTAGATGGAACAACAGCGATTGCGCCTAACCTCTCAGCCCTGAAAATTGCGGGCGTTGCTGTCACCAGCACAAGCGCAGAATTGAATATTCTCGACGGTGTGACCTCAACGACAGCAGAAATCAACCTGCTTGACGGCGTAACGGCGACCACAGCGGAATTGAACATCTTGGATGGCGTGACAGCCACGGCGGCAGAGTTGAACGCCTTGGGCGGCATCACAGCAACCGTTACAGAATTGAACTACACGGATGGCGTAACGTCTGCGATTCAAACGCAGATCAACGGTATCGTAACTTTGCCACCGGGGTCAATCATCCACGTCGCCATGAATACAGCGCCATCTGGATACCTCAAAGCAAACGGCGCAGCAGTTTCTCGCACAACATATTCTGCTTTATTTACCGCTATAGGCACAACCTTTGGCGCAGGGGATGGTAGCACCACATTCCTAGTGCCTGACCTTCGCGGCGAGTTTGTCCGAGGTTGGGTTGATGATGGAAGCGTTGACAGTGGCCGTACCTTTGGTTCTACGCAGGCTGATGAGCTTAAAAGTCACAGCCACGCTATTCCAACCTTCAATAACGGGTTTGTGGGTTCCCGTGCTGGTACATTTACCAATTCCGCAGGGGGAAATTTAAACACCAACGCCTTCGGCGGAGCAGAAACACGGCCAAGAAACATTGCATTGCTTGCTTGCATTAAGGTTTAAAATATGCCGCTAATCCCCTTAGACATACCGCCCGGTGGATACCGCAACGGAACTGAGTTCGACCAGTCTGGCCGCTGGCGTGACATGAATCTTGTGCGGTGGCGCGATGGATCACTGCGACCCATAGGGGGTTGGCGGCTGCGGGCTGCAACGGCATACACTGGCGTCCCTCGCGGGATTATTGCGTGGGAAGACCTTTCGGGCGATAGGCGCGTTGCGGTGGGAACATTCAGCAACCTTTATTCCACCAGCGCATCCGGCACGACAACGGACATCACACCCGCAGGCTTTACATCAGGCAACGAAATTGCGGCGGTTAATACGGGCTTTGGCGGTGGGTTCTTTGGCACTAGCTATTTCGGCACTGCGCGGCCTGACACGGGAAACTTTGGCGAGGCTACAACGTGGGCGATAGGCAACTGGGGCGAATACCTTGTTGCGTGTTCTAACACTGACGGCAAGATTTACGAGTGGCAGCTTGACGTGGCGGCTAACGCGGCTGTGATTTCAAACGCCCCCGTAAACAACCTTTCAATCTTGGTGACAGGAGAGCGGTTCTTGTTCGCTCTTGGCGCTGGTGGAAACCCGCGCTTGGTTCAATGGTCGGATCGTGAGGACAACACGCAATGGACTGCGGCAGACACAAACGAGGCTGGCGACCTTGAGCTTCAAACGGCGGGCCAAATTATGTGCGGCCTGAATGTTCGCGGCCAAGAGCTTATATTGACAGATCAGGACGCCCACACAGCAACCTATCAGGGGCCGCCATTTGTTTATAACTTTGAACGGGTCGGCCAATCGTGCGGCATTGTCTCACGCAAAGCGGCAATTAGTGTTGGTGACGGCGCGTTTTGGATGGGCCAAGAAAGTTTCTTTTCTTATTCTGGAGGTGCAGTTCAGGAATTGACGTGCGAGGTGGCTGACTACGTGTTTGGCGACATTAACAGGTCGCAGGCCAGCCTTGTCCACGCTGTTTCAATGGCGCAGCACGGTGAAATCTGGTGGTTCTATGCATCGGGTGCATCTAACGAGTGTGATAGATATGTATCATTTGACTACAAAGAAGGTCATTGGACGTTTGGCGAGATTGACAGGACGTGCGGCGTAGCGCGTGGGGTATTCAAGTACCCGCTCTGGGCTGATTCATTGGGCAACCTTTGGGAGCAAGAAGTGGGCTTAAACTACGGCGGCGCAAGCATCTTTGCGGAAAGTGGGCCAATTAGCCTTGGGGTTGGCGATCAAGTTATGTCCGCAACAAGCATGATACCAGACGAAGGGACGCAGGGCGATGTAACGGCGACATTCAAGACGCGGTTCCATCCCAACGACACTGAACGGTCATATGGTCCCTTTTCAATGGCAAATCCTACAGACGTTCGATTTACGGGGCGGCAGGTGCGCCTGCGTGTTGACGGTGCAAAGCTGGCGAATTGGCGGGTCGGCACAATGCGCCTTGACGTAACGCCGGGGGGCAAGCGATGAGCCGCCTGCCCGTTGTTGGTCCTGATTTAAAGGTCTGGGCCAATGATATGCGCCGCTACCTTGGTCGGCAACTTGACCGCCTGTCTTGGCGCGTGTCGGGGCAAACAGCATCAGAGAACGGGATGATCCTTTGGGACGAGGCTGCGGCGTATCCCGTTGTTTCCCTAGATGGTGGGTGGAAAAGGGTTGGCACATTCGTTGCGGCCCCAGCGAGCGCCACAGCGTCGGGGCAAGTGGGTCATTTGGCTACAGATGCAAGCTACATTTACGTATGCACGGCAGCGGATACATGGAAGCGAGTGGCAATATCAACATGGTAAACCTTGAGGACTATCGCGAGTGGATCGACGCCGCGCTGGAATACAGCGGCGGGACGCACAATTTTGACGATATTGCTGCGGGCATTGCGTCCGGCCATATGCAGCTTTGGCCAACGAAAAAGGCGTGTGCAGTCACTGAAATCGTGGTATACCCACAAAAGAAGGTATTGCACGTTTTTCTCGCAGCCGGAGACTTGGACCAAATTACGGACGCCATCGGCGCTGTTGAGGAATGGGGGAGAGCGCAAGGGTGTGAAAGCCTCACAATGAATGGCCGCAATGGCTGGCAGCGTGTTTTGAATAAAAGGGGTTGGACCCCTACAATGGTTACAATGGAACGGAGCTTATAAATGGGCAGCGGCAGCACAACACAGAAAACAGAAATTCCAGCATGGCTTGAAGGTGCATCGCGCAGCAATATTGCGATGGGCAATGACGTTGCTGGCCTTGGCTACGTGCCTTATTACGGCCCAGACGTTGCAGCCTTTACCCCAATGCAGCAGGCAGCGTTTCAGAACACGGGCCAAGCGGCAAACGCTTTCGGCGTAGCTGGCGGCGGTTTGACGGGAATGGAGGGGATGCCACAGCCGCAACAGTTTGCCGGCGGCGTTTCTGGCTATTCGTCGGCCCCTATGTTTGCTGAAACAATGGCGGCACTTGAGGCCAACAATCCCGGCCAGTTCGCGGCAATCCAAGATATGTTTATCAACCCACAAACGGGCGCAGGCGGCAACTCATACCCAGCGCCAGTGGCCCGACGCACAACGTCGGCAGCGGCAAGGCCGAGCGTGTACGGTTACGAAAACCCCAATGAAGGACCAATGGGCGGCGGCGGGTTCCAAGGGCCAAACCGCAACGGCGATGTGGGCTATGGCGCAGGTGGATACACTTCAATTGGCGATATGTTCGACGGCGGCGGCGCTGGCGTATCGGGCGGGGCATATAGCGGTGGCGGCGGCATGTCCGCTTTAGGCAACTTTTTTAGCGGGGGCAATTAAAATGGCTGGCGGAGCAAACCCACAACAGACGCAAGCCCCAATGGGGCAACCAATGCAGGCTCAAGGCGGAACGCCTAACGTGTATGACCAATCTGCGGGCGCTTACAACGCGGCACTTGGCAACACACAGCAGGCAATGGCTGGGCCAAACATCGGCGCATTTATGAACCCTTATCAGAACATGGTGACGGGGCAGGCTTTGGGCGACCTTGAACGGCAGCGCCAAATGGCAACAAACACAATGGACGCGCAGGCTGGACAGGCGGGCGCATTTGGTGGATCACGGCACGGCGTAGCGCAGGGCGCAACAAACGAGGGCTTTGCGCGTCAGGGCGCGAATATGTTTGCGGGCTTGCAGAGCCAAGGATTTAACACGGCACTGGGCGCGGCACAAAATCAGCAAGGTATGCAGATGCAGGGCGCGGGACAGATGGGCAACTTGGCAAATCTTGGCTTTGGCTTTGGCAATCAAATTGCGGATCGTCAGCAAGCGCAAGGTGGTATGCAGCAGGGTGCGCAACAGATGCTTATCGACGCGGCCAAGGGCCAGTTTGATGGCTACACTGGCGCACCTATGGACGCATTGCAGACGCGCATTGCAGCGACAGGCGCGGCGAACATGGGCCAAAACACAAGCACGCAGAAGAAGAATCCGGGCTTGTTCGATTATCTGTCGCTTGGTGCAGGCGTCTATGGCGCGGCTAGTGGCGGGTAAGGGATAGCAAGTTATGGGTTCGGATTTCTATATATCGCCGGGGACTAGGGCAAAATACACGCCAACGGGCGGCATGACTAACATTTCTATGGATTTCAACGCCGCTCCGTCTGGCAACGCGCGAGGAACTGAGGTTGTCATACCAGACAACGCCAGCCCAGAAGTGAGGGCAGCAGCCCAAAGATACAATGCGGGGGTAGCGTCATTTGCTTCTCAGTATGGTATACAGGATT